ACTAGCGTTGAGTTGGCATTATATGCCTAGGCTACGGCCGAAAGCTCAACACGAACTGGTTATAACGTAACCAGTCACACTTCTTCCCAGCCCGAACACGGCAGGAAGGTACCCCTCTTCACCTGATTCTCTATCACTGTTCACCTCCTTAGTCGACATGGAAAGCATGACGTGCAGCTGTGACCGCCGAATCCTCGTGTTTAGTGAGGATGGCGTAATCCACTGCGTCAACTGCCTCCTGCCTAGGGCGCGTGAAGTGATTCCTGACGAACTTCTGGACTTTGGACCCATTGCCGGATACATCGCTGACCCTGGAAGATTTTTGAACCCATCTAAAATGCGCCGTAAGGCTGACTTGTGTTGGCTTTCGGCTATCTTCCCCTTGGCTCGTTCGACTTCCGGCAACTTCAACTTTCGACCTCGAATCAGGACTGTGGCTGAATTTCTGTTTAACCAGTGGGAGTTTAACATCATCGCATGGGACAAGCTCGAATGCTACGCTAAAGGTATGAAAATCTTTCCGTGTGTTGGACCCGTCCCTGGTGTGGCTCTTTACTTCAACCGTGCTCACTGCTCTGACCGATATTTCCCCGGTGCCATGTGGGTTACTACCAATCTCCCGCTATCAGGCCCCATCTATTTCCCTTCTGGCGTTCATTGCGGCTCGGATTTGGCTGGTGCTCTACTGGCTCACAACGGCTTTTGGAAACTTCGGACAAGCATCATCAAGATCGAAGGCACGGATCTGACTGTTTTGAGCCCTGGCATCTCCAACAAGCTTGGTCTCCAACTGGTGAAACCGCTCCCAACCTCTCTCCGGCCCTACGCCCTGCGCGTGCGCTCTGCTTGGTGGCCGGACACCCCTTTCCCCGTGGATTGGGCCGATAAGCTGTGCAAAACGGGCTTGTCCTTCGGCACTGGTGGTTACGGCATTGACTTCGATCACGGCCTTTGCTGGTTGCCCCCTTTCGGCAAGCTGGCACCACAAATGGCTTCCTATGCCCTGAACCACGGCAACCTCACTCGCGAGGGTATCGAGGGTGGATTGCTCAACCGCTTTGCGTTCTTGGCCGGCATTCGATTCGTCGCTTGCGACCAGGCTAGCGCGGAGTATGTGCTTTCCACCGTTGAAGCCGGGCACTGGCAGCACCATCTTGGAGCCGTTGAAGCCCCCAGGCTACCACTCACCGTGTGTTATCTGCGGGTTGAACCAAACTTCGGCGACATGCTGGATGGTGGCTCGTTTCGCTTCGAGTCCCATTGGCGCATAGGATCCCGCAAGGTCTTTCGCATCACCACTGGCAAGTTTTCACCCCCGGGCGACGGTGGTTGCGGGCTTAACTGTCTGCAGCTCTGTGCCAATGATGTGCTTGGACTCCCGCACTCATGGTGCTCCTTCCCATTGGACAGTAAGGATTGGCTCGATGACAATGACATGGCCCTACTTGCTCAATGGTATGAGCTCGGTGGGTCCGTTGCCAGGAATGGTAAGGGTTGCCCGAAAGCTCGTTACTGGTTCCACAGCAACAACGGCCATTGGACCGTCCAAGTGAGGCCCGTTAAACGCTGTTGCCTTGATTACACTTGCTCCATGGGTATTTGCAACGGCGATTGCAAGAAACCGGCTGTTTCTGTGACACCCAGCGAGTTGTCGGCGGTAACTTGTCTTACCTTTCAGCACATATATTACAAGATCAAGGCGGGCGCCACCGTTAGCTCTTTGCTCTCTGATTCAGTTGTGATGCAACTCGCGCCTGGGCCGAGGGAAGGCCCACCACCACCGCCTCCACCACCGGCGGATTGTCATTGCTCTGCTAGCTTTCCATTGGACTTTGGTGATATCAAGGTCAACCCGCAGGTTTTTCACACCCGTGCCTCGCAGCCCAAATGCCTTGCCACCTCCATGGAGTCGCGTCCTGCCTCGCCTGTTCAATCTGGCACAGTTCAAGAGCTCGCCAAGACTGGCTCCACCACCCCTGGGAAATCAGACAACACATCGCAGAGCTCGACTGGTGCCACACCTCCGACCGGGGAGCCCGCTGTTCTTCCTGTAACGGATTGTACTGCGTCGACGAACTCGAGTGCGCCATCCGGCGCCTCCAAGCGAGGCTGTTGCGATCCAGCAGCCATCGTTTTGTCCGCAGAAGGTGAGCAGCCAGTTGACACAGAGGCGTTGCGTGATTTGCTGATTGAAGATCAGGAACACCCCAGCAACATCCTTTCCAACTTGGGCAAGTATTTGTGGAAGGGGTCCAAAACCCCCGACTACTCCCGATTGGTTGAGGATGAGCGGTGCGAGGTGAAATCATGTCCAGATTTCGACCCCGGTGACCCGCCGGACGAGTCCAGCAGATTCGACATCTTAAAGGAATGGCTAAAGCGGCGGATGGTTTTCGCCAAAACGCCCCGGTCCCTTGCAAGTGTTCCTCAAGCGTTCATGCTTTTGTCTCGCCCGGGTACTGTCCCCCTCAACACTCACGATTGGATTGGCCTTAGCCTGTTGGCTTTTGCCTGCCTTGGCAGTATGGTGGTGGATTGGTTTTGGCTCTGCGCCCTGTTGGCAGCTTTACTACATACCCCTCGAGGTGTACTTTACGCTTTCGTTGGTTTGTTGGGCTTTGCTGCTTCCCTTCTTGCCGGACGTCGCTCACTTGACCTTTCAGCTTGTGATGCAGGCTTGGAAACTTGCCGGCCCATTCTCCAAGGGTTTGTACTGCATAGGGCTAGTGGCTTGGATCTTGTTCCCACCGTGGGGGTCGTGGGCGTACTGGTGTCTATCATTGCCCGTTTGGTTGGCGGTTCTACGCTTGTCTATCATCTTTTACTTCGCGGGGGTGTCATTGTTGATATGCTACTCTTGGGCGTCGGTTACTATTTCTCAGGTGTTTGTACAAAGTGCTGGCGACCGTGCATCCGTACTGCCCACCGCGATGTGAATCTGGTTTGCGTACCCGCCGCCAAGGTTTCTCGCCTTACTTTGACCACCATCTGCGACCTGTACTGTGCACCCCCGGTTGATTTCATCAAGTTGGCCACAGGCTATCACGGGTGTTACACTGGCACCGTCAGCTGCACGACCCAAGGTAAAGCCATCCCCTATGCCAAGCTGGACAAGAACAAAATCGGCAACGGCACTCTGATTCCACTGCCAGTGACTCCAAATCAGGCTAAGGATGCCATCAACGTGATCCTGAACGGCGGTTCCTTTGCCACGAGCAATTTGCCCCCGGTTATCAAGGTGTTCTCTGTTCCCTTTCGGTCTGTTTATTTCCCCAATCTGCCAGTTGACCCGAGCAAGCCCATAGTGGTGGACCAATCCATCTTTGCGCGGCTTAGCGCCGAGCAACGCAACCAGGTGATTCTGGGGTCCGGTGACTTTGTCGCAGTGAACAAACTTATGCCACCCGAGTTGGATCCCGTCCACGGCGTGCTGTGGGCTGAAAAGGTTTTGACCCCCGCCAGGACTAGTTGGCTGTCAGCCTCCCAAACTCAAAAGCTGTGTGACGCGGGCTATGCCGGCGGCATAGCTTCTGTGTGGATTTTCTGGTACTCGGTGATTTGCCTTGCGGCCGGGCTCGTGCTGCAGCAGCCATCTGTATGTGGTGTGGGCACCAACGACCGATTCTGTAGGGATCCTTTTGCCAGACCCACCGAGGCTTACCAGGGCTATTGCCATGCCGGGTACTGTCTATCTAGTGCCGGCCTGTCAACCGCTGGATCACTCATGCCGCAGGGGCTCATTGGCTTGGTCCAAACCAGCCTTCTCTTTGTTCTTGCGCTCGCCGCTGGGGCTAAGTTGTTGAGGCTTTCCATGGTTGAGCTCGGGCTACTCCTTTTGCCATTTTGTACTGCGGTTCACCCCACCCTCCATTTTGTGACGCTGCTTGGGCCAGTCTCCCTTTGGTGGGGGGTAAACACCATTTCCTATTTGGTCTTTCTGGTCATAGTGTCCTTTGTGTCTCCGGTTGGGCTGTTGGGCAATTTGGCTTTTTGCCTGGTTGCTGCTCTGTTACGGTTTGTCCCAGGCGCACCCGTTGTCATCACGCCCTGGGATTTGGCCCGGTTTGTTTCCAATCCAAAGAACGCAGCCTCGGTTGCGAATGCAACACCAGGATCCTACGTCCACGCTTTGAGAACTTCTGCTTTGACTGGCCGGAACATGATTTACATACCCACCACGCAAGGGATCACACTGGAAGGCCTTCGGCGTAAGCCACTTGTCCCCTGCAACGTAACCACAGTTGTTGGCTCCGCCACCGGGGTCGGCTCCCTTTGGACAATCGCTGGGAAGAGGTCGATTATCACTGCCTCCCACCTCCTTGAGGATGATGACACAGCTGTTGTCACCTTGGGCGCAGATGCCTCCACTGTCAAGTTCCAGCGTCGCGGTGACTTTGCAATCGGTGCCTCCCCATTTCTTGGGTTCGTCCACCCTGACGCAGAGTTCGGCAAGCCCACAGGCCCGGCTTATTGGCTTACCACATCCGGCACTGAGCTGGGCTTCGTCAACGATACCATTTGTGTCTGCTATACCGATTGTGGTGACAGCGGGTCCCCTGTGCTCAACAACGAGCGCCGAATTCTCGGCGTTCACACCGGATCAAACAAGCGGGGCCTCGGCGTGATCACCATGCAAGACGGTTCACAACTCGGTTACGGCAAGACAAACCTCTCAGCCTTAGTGCCCCATTTCGGTGGGGAGCTTGTCACTGTCTCTGATGCTGAGGTGCCTGTCAATCTGGTCCGCGACGTGGAGATGATTCCGAAGGGCTTGTACGACGCTATCTCATCCCGAATGAACCTTGAGGGAGCTCTGCCCGTGGTGTCCCTGCTTGTTGCCTTTTTGGTGCTTTGGAGGGTGACCCTAACGCCATACGGAGTGTTGGTCATGGCCGGCTTCTTCCTGATCAATGAATTCTTCCCCAAGGACATTGTCAGGGGCTGCTTTGGCCTGCTGTTGGACGTTGTGCAACTTGCATTTTTCCAAGCTGGGCCGGTGTTTTCGATCCGCCTGTTGACCGCCAGCCTCCACCATAACTCTGTTTCTCTGGTGTTTTGGGTTTGCGTCGGGTTGGCCAACTTTTACATCGATGGCCATGACACCACCTTCCTGGTTCCGAATCAAGTGCCTGGTGATCTTGCCTTAGTGGGGCTGCTTTGCCTTCATTTGTTTCTGCTTTTGTGCCGGTTTTTCTTACCCGCACTGCCCCGCATTTATTACGGTGAGGGGGCTTTTAGCAGAGCTTTTCTGGCCAGAATCATGGCTGAGGGCAGCCCCGTTGAGCCGGAGCAACCAAAACGAGATCCGCCCCCCCCACCACCAACCAGCGTTTCCCCTGGCAACATTCGCAAGGGCGTTAGTAAGTCCACCTTTGCCTCCGAAGAATGCCTTGCTGCAGTCTTGGCCCGGGAGTTTACTGACGATGAGCTGGATTATTTGCGATCTGTGGTGGACGCCAAGGTAATCAAGTCAGCCAGCAATGTTCGAACCGCCGCTGCCAACTACATTGAAACCAGTTTTGCAAAAGCTTTGATGACCGCCCTTTCGGGGGTCCAGTGCCGCGTGGATGCTTCTCCTTTCCTTGCCCGTCTATCTGATTTCGCCTGCGGTGTTACCGCCGTCCCAGAACCAGGTGACAAAGTGCTACTCCTTGGTGAGCACCCCAACTGTGTCATCCTGGAAACTGTCTTCTCCGGGCAGGTCAGGCGAATTCAATTGACTCAGACTAAGATCATTGCGGGCACGAAGGTGACGGAGGGCGTTTGCGTTGCACTGGATGAGGGCTCTGCCATTACCACCGTTGAGGTCAACGGCAAAAAGACACTCGCCATTAACGGTTGCCCCATTGGCCTTGAACGCCAAAAGGGGCAATACAACCCTAAAGATATCAAGAAGGTCCAGGATGATGTGACCATCAACGGTGAGAAGTACTGTAAGTTCTGGAACACCTTCACTGGCGATGTTTATTATGTCAAGAGTTCTCAACAGGCTGGAGCCCACAATTCCGATACTATCATCGGAAAACAATCAGATGTTTCGATCCTCGATCGGATGCTGAATGACTATGAGGGAAAGGTAACTGCCTCTCAAGTCAAGCGCTTGTCTCTCGATGAAGCGCTCAGGGCAATGGGTCTCGAGGCTGAATGCACAAATGAAGATCGTGACAAGTTGTCCCGCCTAATTGAACGCCTGGAAGTCATTCGTGACAACAAGAAAGCTTTAAACTCCTTCGGTGCGTCTGTGAGCGGGGCGACAGGCGCACCTGTGTCTTTGTGAACGGTACCATAGCCTTGACTGCCCATCATTCCCGCTCCTTTCGCCTGGGAAGCTTTTCACTCAAGTTCACGTCCATCAATGAAATCGAGCGCACACCAGCCCATCAGCCAGTCATCTATTATGAGGACGGTTTCGGCATCATTTTACGCCGTTGGTGCCCCACGCTCTTGGACTGTTTGTTTGAGGAGCTTGAAGTCACCATGACTGAGCCACCCAACTGCTCGCCAGGCGATATATCCGGGAACGGATATCAGTGGGATTTTGAAGAGGAACCTTGCCCTGAAATTGTCGCCTTCGCTCGTCAGGTCTGGGAAGCGTGCTGTGCCCGTCAGGGCCTGGCGCCGCCATCTTACCCTTACCCGATGGCCGTAGTGAGTGGTGACCCGTATCGGGAAAACGGAATTTTAAAGAACACAAGGTTTGGAGACCTTAAGTATTCCGTACCCGACGATACCGGAGAACCCCTACATTATGCCATGTGTTTTGGTAATGGCCCCATTATTGGGGATGGCAATAAGACCATCGGTCGTGCCATTGGCGGTGTTGATTCCTGGCTGATACCCACGATTCCAAAATCCGTCCTTGATGAGTTTGATGGCGACGCTCCGCCCTATTATACCAAACATTTGACGGAGCAGGCTGCCCAACAAGACCTTGAAAAATACAATCTTAGCACTCAGGGCACAATCTTCCCTTGTGTTTTGCATTGTGTTCGCAATTATGTCCTTGAGCACATTGGGGTTCACCCCGCTGACCAAAAACCATCGGAAATAATCATAAAAGATTCCGCAGCTGGCATCAACGGTACCAAATTTCGCACCAAAGCCGTACAGCGTATGCCGCATTTTGATGATTTGGCCGAGCGGATGATCCATGAAACCTGGCAAACAATCACCCCAGTTACGCTCAAAGGGCAATATTGCTCCAAGGTCAAAACCAGAACAATCTTGGGCACAGCCAACGGCGTTGCTCTTCCCATTAGGGCCACGCTGCGGAATGTAACAACAGCATGGATGAAAGCAGGCAAGGATTCCCCCATTTATTTGGGCAAGAATAAATTTCTCCCCTGTGGTACTTGGAAAGCCCCCTACCTTAATGCTGACCTTGCTTCTTGTGATCGTTCCACCCCCGCCATTGTCAGACATTTTGCCACCAATCTGCTTTTTGAGCAGGCGTGCTCCCCACGCTGCATACCGCTGTATGTGGTGAACTGTTGTCATGACGTTTTGGCGACCAATGTTAGTGGCTGCACCAAGCGGGGCGGGTTGTCATCTGGTGACCCCGTCACCAGCATCTCAAACACCATCTATTCACTCGTTCTCTTTTGCCAGCACTTGTTCCTGAGTTATCTCAGGACAGGAAATGTAAAAGCAGTCAAGTTGTTGAAGGGAGAACTGAAGTTGCAAGAGATGCTGGAGGATGTCAGTGCAGCGATTTATTCAGATGATGTAGTACTGCACTCTGCCCGCTTTATGACATATCAATGGTGGAACGATGATTTGACCCTTGCGCTTGGCTTTGCCACTGACCCCAAAAAGACTGTGATAGGCCTTGAGGCTGAGTTTCTCGGCTGTCGCTACATCCAGGGCCACCTTGTGCCTCAGAGGGAGCGAGTTTTGGCGGCACTTTGCTATCACGTCGGTGCTCGAACTCCGCTCGAGTACTACGAAAGTGCCGCCGCAATTCTGATGGATGCTAGCGCTTGCTGTGTCTGGGACGAGGACTGGTATAGAGGGATCGTTGCACGCGTGCGTAAGTGCGCTGACAGCGATGGTTTTGATTTCCCTGATTTTTCCTGGTTTCTTGAGTTTTTTAACACCGTCTCTGAGGGTAGCACTGATACCTGTGCCATGTGCTCCAGTACCATCGTGGCCAAAACTGCCTGTGGGATGAAGCTCTGTGCTTATCACGCATTTTGTCACAATCATTGCAGTGTTTGGTTGAAGGCTTGTGGTCACAATATCCATGGTGATGAGCGCTGCGAGGTTTGCAATCTTCCTTCCTTTCCCAACCCAGATGAAGAAATTTTAGCCCTCGAACAAGCCTACCCCTTTGATAGGGTGTCCGAAACTGTTGAAGTTGTCGGGGGGATCACCACCGCCGCTGCCGGTTATTACCGAACCGTACACGGCAAGCGCGTCATCTTGAAGAAAGGGCCTAGCGGTGTTGCCACTGACTTGGCCGACGGTGCATACAAGTTAACTCGGATTCCGTGTGATTGGTCCCGCATCAATTTTCCAAAAGTGAAACGTAACGCAGTTTATTCGACCTATTACCAAGGCCCGCCTGGTTGCGGTAAGTCCTTTTGGATCATGAGTGTGATACAACCTTGCGACACTCTTCTGGTACCGACACATGCTCTGTTTGACGAGTACGCATCCACTGGGAAGTTTAATCACCACGGCGACGGCCCGATTGATCCTTCCGGACCGTTCCTCAGCCTCTTGACCACCCGACGCACTGCTGGTAAGATCTATGTGGACGAGGGATGTTTTTGCAACCCCCTCGATCTAGCACGTGTCCTGACACAAGGTCCGGTGGTGTTGGTGGGCGACCACCAGCAATTGCCACCTGTGGGGTCCAAGGGTGCATTTTTTGCTGTGAGCTTAATGCAACGGCGTACCCTCAATAGCATTTACCGTTACTCTGAAGCCATCACTCGATTGCTCCGACCGCATTATTCGTTTCCGATTAAGTCGGTTTGTGAGCACGAGACCGTGATCGAGTTTAGTAAAGTGCTATTAGATGGTGTGGATGGGCCCACTATTACACCATACCACCGCGACCGTGATGACGGCGCCATTACCATCGATTCCACCCAGGGTTGCACCTATAATGAGGTACAGATTTATCTACCCTCACCCAACTCACTAACGCTGCATCGGGCTATCGTGGCAGTGAGTCGCGCGCGCAAGCGCGTTGTGGTTGTGGACCCCCATGACCAGCTGCGTGAGTTTTTCCCGAATATACATGATGAAGGGATCCCAGTCTGCGACGGGACTGAGTGGGGCAAATGGTTTTGCCCTCTCTATGACTCATGTGGATTTTATGGGCGCGTTGATCTCACATCGCTCCCTGATGGCTCAATCGTTTTGGCAAAGAAAGGCGTGGACCTCCCACCCAACGTCTCACCAGTTTTTATGGAGGGGTCACAACAACTTTCCCCACTCCCTCAAGTGGGGCAAAATCTGGGTTATTGGTTCTCGCCCGATTTGCCGAAATTCCACAAGATAGTCCCTGAGCTTTGTCCTTATTGGCCTGTGATCACAGCCGACAACAATCCTTCTTGGCCTGATAGACTTGTGGTTTCCCTCAAGCCCTTGAACAAATTGAGTATCCCCGCGCTTAGCGCAGGCTATTACGTGGGTGACTCTTTGTTCATAGGCACGCCTGATGTACCTTCATTTTACTTAACCAAGTATGTAAGAGGCACCGCTGAGGCGCTCCCCACTTCCCTTTTTTCCACCGGCAGATTGCTTGCGAACCGGCGAGGTTTCCTGTCTGACATCGAGCGGGAAGTGGCGTTCCAAAATTATCACCCCTTCGTTGGCGAAGACCACAAATCTGTGGTCGGTGGCGCACATCACGTCACATCTAACTTCTTGCCAGAAGAATTGCCGACCGGATCAGTGGTGGTGGTTGGGACATCGTCACCTGGCAAAAGCGCAAAGGCTTGCACCTCAGTGTTTGACGTATACCTGCCAGAACTCCTCCCTTACCTAAAGCCTGACACTCCCTCGAAGGTGTATAAAATCCACATCGATTGCAGGGTTTACAGGTTGATGGTCTGGAAGGACAAGACCTGCTATGTCCAAATGGAGGGTAAGGATGCACTCCTCACCTACCTGAGAACGCAAACATTCCCGACTGGCACAACGTTTATGTTTGATCTTGACGGGGTTCGGACATCTGCACCCGTCAGCAACCGACCAGATGTGTATGTGGGCCACTACGGTGACTCCACCGGTGCGAAAATTTCTATCTGCACCGAGCCACTACCCAATAGTCAATACAAGTTAATCGACGCGAAAGCGTACGACACTTGTAACGTCTATCGGTACCACTTGGTCGGTGGTGACAATTTGTATCACAACATTTGGCAACTCCATAAACTTGAGCAGCAACCGCTTCTCCGGGAGCGGCCCGGTCAGGATTTTGCTGTAGTCAATTTCGATGGGTAGTGTTTGGTCTGCTATTGTAAATGGGTTTCAAGCGGCACTTGCGGAGTTCGTCCTCACCATCATGGACGTGGTGGTCTATTTCCTTATTTTGTTTGCTCTCATCCTCTTCGGCTACATTTTTGGAAAGCTTATCGTACTTTGCTGCAAATGTGTTTGCAAAAAGGGAAGTAAATCTTACGACAAGCTATCACTTGCTAAAGCAGTATGAGGCCTTTGGTTCTTATTGCGATACGTTCGCTAGTGCCATTGTGACCAACAGCGAAGACACTGCACGTCATGGCATGTTGCAGGTGTTCAAGAGGCACTTAGAACACAAGACCGAAACGCTTTGCAAGTATTATATTGGCTATGAGGCAATCAAGCAGGGAAACATTTACCATCTGGTTCAAAGTAAGATCGTGCCGTGGCTTCATTGGGGCCCGTCATTTGATTGTTATAATTGGAATGTTAACAAACATTTGCCCATTGTGTGTGGGTCCCTCCTTTATTTTGACAAGTTTGGTAGGATGCGTTTGGGCGTGGACACCAATTGCACCAATTATGGTGGGACGCCTAGACAACACCATTACATCTTTGGTTACGGCAATGCCTCCTTAGATGTCCCTGAGTTGGACCATCTTCTCAGGGGTTCAATGTACCAGGCACTTGTACCTATGTGCAAACACATCATGCACGTGTACCTTAGTCTGGACCATCTAGACTCTGTTCACCCGGATGTGACATTTAACTTCACTGCAAACACCACCGTTTATGCGACATGGAATGGTACTATCAGTTATGTTCCTGGTGTGTTGTATCATTATTATTCTGCACACCCGGCTATAGCAACCATGGCAGCCCTGACGTTAAATGCAATGGTTTGGACAAAATATGCTTCGATTTTACAGGCACGGGTGACCAGTTTAATGCCTCAGCAGTTGTAGACTCGCACGGGCGTTATAGTAATAAGCCTGGCTGGCCAGATTTTGCCCATGCCATGACAAAGATGTATGTCGATCAGCGTGAATCCGGGGAGCATGATGTTCAACATCAGAAATTAATGGAAAAAATGCTCTTAGTCGTTGCCTTGAAGCTGTCCGTCTTTCCGAATTTTTGGGGCTCGCGCAATGGTACAATCACCCACACCTATATCAACCTGACCCATTTGTGTTGGTGCGGGCATTTAAACAACACATTCAAGCATTACGGGGAGCTGTCCATCTTAGATTATAAGGGCATCCCCTTTACATGGCTTTTTCAACCTTTTTATTGTGCTGTGCTTGTTTTTGGGTGTGCAAAAGCCTTGCGGGGTGTGTCCCCTGCCACATAGGCTTTGTTGTTAATGGGTCATTCCATCGCTACTATGGGTTAAAACAGACAGATGTGCTTAAGGCGGACTTGGGTTACGGCCTAATGTTCGACGATACCACACAAATGACCATCAAATACAATTACAGTGTCCACAGCAGGGGATTAGCTCTGCTGGGTTTACTGAGCTGTTTGACCTATGGTTTGCATGAACTTGAAATGCATGGGCACGCCCAAATTGGTTCAATCCTTAATCGCCCTGTGGTCTGTACAGATCGCCCATTTCATGATGATTTAAATACCACCGTTCATCACAGCGTTGGTGCCTGGACACTTCATATTCTTTCCCCGGCAACGATCAAGTGGGGCACTGTCATCATTTGCTTAGTCGCCTATTTGATTGCGGTGACATGAAATGTTTAAACAACTCGGCGAGGCCATTGACCTTGTGGTCGGCCTTGCCATTCTTCTTTATTTTCTTATGGTGTGGTGGCGTGCAAGTAGGGATCGTTGGCGCAAGCAATACGACCTCTCACTCGCTGAAGTACTATCTCATTCATAACATTACACTATGCGAGTTAAACACCACCGCCCTCCCTGGCGGGTACTCCTTCACTTATGTGGAGGAATACTGGGTAATTGCACCATTCATCTGCTACATCATGGGGTTCACCGCCAAGACCCTAAGCCTATCTTGTGACTTGCTTGTTGTCGGGCCGCTCTTCGGAGTCGCGGCCCACATGAAAGCATACTACTTGATGGTGATGTTAATCCCAACCAGTGCTATCCTGCTCGGAGCTTGGCTCTATCAGGTAATTATAACTTTCATGACCTGGCGTCATGCATGCACACGCCACACGTCCTTTGTTCGCTCATCGGACGGGCAGTTGGGCAAAATCAATTCTCATGTTCTCTTAGTCAAAGGCGGCAAGGCCCTCACGAACAACGGTTGGGTCAAGCCCGACCTGGTGGTCTTGAAGGGTCGCAAAGCGGTTGAAACACACAGTGTCCCCTGCGACCATTACGCCTGAACATGACTTCCTCTCCCACACAAACACTCTGCGACGCCGATTCATGGCTGTCAATCATTTACGGCCTAGTTTTCACCTATTATCCATGCGTCACCATGACATTGAAGTTTGCTAGTGGCTGGTTTCACCAGCTCATGCAAGTTCTCTGTTGGATAATGGTGACGTACATGCTTTGTTTCATCGGCTATGCGCATCTGCAGAGTATGGTCAAGTACTTTTGGGTACCCTTGGCCCTGTTGTGGTCTCTCTACTTTCTCTACTCCATCGTAACAACTTGCATCGTAAGGTGCCGCCTTCTTCGCCATGGAGTACGATATGTCACTGCACCAGCGCACTGTGTTGAAGCTGAAGAAGGCACTCTTCATAAGGTCCCACCTACCTCTGTTGGAGCTGTGGTAGTGCGCACTAAATCCGCCACCACGGCCAATGGCACTTTAGTTCCGTCTATCAAACGGATCTTTAGTCGAGGCCGTGAACTCCAACGAAAAGGTATAGGTAGTATTGTTGCATATGGCTAAGAATAACAAGCCGCGTGCCAAGAACCCTAAAAACACATCCGCTGGTGATGTTGTTGCTTTGCTGGCTACTGCGCTTCGCGGTGCACAACAGCCTAAGAACTCTAAAAAGAAATCGAAAAATCAGAAACAACCTGCCCCTGCAGGTGTCAGATTTCCTCTCGCCCTACCGGGTGACCTCCGTCCCACTCTCAACCAACGTGACTATGCCGCAGTGCGGTCCGCGGTCGTCACATGCATGAATCACGGCGCAGGCCTGATGAGGTTGAATGGTGATAGGATAGAGTTCTCAGTTGATTGCACCCCTGACCGCAAAATGCTTGAGCGAATAAGCAGCACGTCGAGCTCTCCGGCCTCATAGTAGGCAACCAGGAACAACCGCGTGAGCTCGCGTCAAATTAATTGGCTACCTCTTAGTTGCTAAATTGGCGATCCAGCAACTCTGAGGGTAAATTGTTGCAAGATAAAAAAAAAA